GGTAATCCAATCGATTTTCCCAACGAATCGGGCCTCAGAATTGAAGTCGTCATCCTTCGCCCGGTCGGTGATGAGGTTATGCGGGAGTATCACATCGAAGTACTGCTTTCCGTTTTCGATGCGATGCTCAATACCGATATGGCCACCCAAGAGGGTGTATAGGAACGCCTGCTTGTACTTGTTCCTAGCGTCGTTGCGCAGGAGGATGTCCTCGCAAAGACGGATGGCGATCTCTTCGGTGAAGTCCCGGTAGTCGTTCTCCATGAAGCGGTAAACGTCTTCCGGAGTTTCCATCTCGGCAGTTTTGTTACCCAGTGGAGAGTACTCATACCCCACCTGCGCGAACGCTTCGAAAATTTCAGGGGCGTCGAACTTCAGGAGCGCCTGGTCAAGGAGTTGGGTTCGTTTGTTGATGGCCGGTTTGCTCTGAGCCCGAACCGATGGTTCGATGTTGTCAACCAGCTTGATGGCACTGCCGACCATGTAATCGACCAGACCGGTGATTTTTTGGCCGTTGATCCAGACAGTCGGAAGGTCACATCCTGTTTCATCCTGGGTAGTGTACTTGTAGTCCCTGTTCTCTTGGCGCCCCAGGTAGTAAGTGTACATGCGGACGATTTCGTCGACTGGGTTTTCCAGGTCCATTTGGCGCGGTACACGAGATATCCTGTCATGTCGCCTGTTGAAGTGAGACATGATGAACGTCAGGTTTTGCTTGTACCAGTCTGCAGTTTTCTCACTTTCTGACAAAAACTGCTTCGGTTGAGGCGTAAAAGCAAGGGTCATTTGTACAAAGATAGAAATTTTGCGTCAAAAAGTCAGTTTTTCACTGATTCGCCTGCTGTTTGAAATTGGTTTACGCGCAAAAAGTAAGATTTCAAAAAAAAGAAGTGTTAATTCTAATGCAAGCTATAGCTAAACATCATCTTGTATACATTCATCATCACTCGGGTGGCCAGATGTTCTTCAGAACCATACCCCCCCTCCCCCCTTTCCTTGACCCGTTTTTTCCAGGTCTCAGAACTGAGATCAGAGGGGGAAGAATCTGAAAAACTTCTGGCCTACCGAGTTATCATCTCTCGTACCGGCCTCCGAAGGAGCCCACCACAAACCAATACCCCCATTAGAAGACGTGTGGATTCGATGCAAAAATAAATCAAGATTCGTCTTCTACAAGCGTTTCGATGAATGGTTGGTACTTTTTTATGTTGAACTCGATGAATTCGAAGCCTTTGCGTACCAAAACTTTTTCTACGATGAGTCGAAAAATGTACCGGTCATCGAAGTTGTACTTCTTCTGGAGAACGTCCAGGAGAGGCTTCACCGCGTTGTCTACGTCGAAGGCCAGGTTACTCACCCCCAGGAGAATATTGACGTGCAGAGGGTCTGTGCTGCGCTTCAGATCGAAAGGGGGTAGCGTGTACAGCAGCTCTTTTTCGTAGGCAAGGTAGTCAGTGGTCTTGAATCGTTTGCCCTGCCAACACTTGTTGACGCTCAGTGGCTTAATCTCGATTCTGTTTGAGAAGAGCAGGATATTGCTCGCGGAACAATTTTTCATTTGCGGATAGATCTTTGAATAGCAGCAGGTCCAGAGGCAGGCCGTAGTACTCGGCTACTGCAGCGGCAAGGTAGATGGAATAGAGGTTCTTTTCCTCCATGAGGACATAGTCGTCTTCGGGCCTCAGAGCGATGCCCATGTACCGGTTTATCTTGTTGGCCGTCGCCTGGTCTTTGCAGAGCCGACTCAAGAAGCCAACGTTGCGCCGGAAGGTCTGGCTGACTTCCCGGACCTTGTTATTCAGTTTCACTTTGTAGTACTCGGCTCGCAGGGTCCGAATCAGATCCTGCTCTACCATGATGTTCAACCCCCTCTTCTTGATGGCGATGGTTTTCGCCTCCAGTTCATCAGCTGTCACCGGCAACCTCCGATTCCAACTGCAGCAGGTACCGTTTGTTGTCCTTGATGCATTTGTTGACAGCCTGCAGAACAAGCACCAGCTTCTGATGGTCGTTGAGTGATTTCCCATTCATTATGTTGTACACATCGTGTCTCTGAATCCCTTTTGATTCAACGGCGTCAACAATCCGCGCCATGTCTCCCCTCTTGAGCTGAGCTTTCAGTTCAGCAATCTTGTTTTTGAGTTCGTTGTTCATAATAATTAACAATTTTACGAAAAAATTTTGTACTTTCCAAAACTTGCCGTAAATTGCGCCTTCTAACGACATAACAAGATAAGATTATGGGACTCAAAAACGGAACAGCGATGAAAACTTGGCTCAGCATTCGCGAGGGCAAGATCGCACTCAAAAACGGTGAAACATTCACCTTGTTCGACTCGATTGAAGGTTACCTCACGGGTTTGTCGACCCGGGACGGTAAGTTTGGCATTGAGCTGCATGTGCTACTCCAGGACGGGGACACATTGTACGACTTGAACATTCCTGTGAAGGATCACCCTTCACCCGGGAAGAACTCCAGTCACACTTCATACTTCCGAGCGTTCGCGCACCTGGCGCCGAACATTGACGTAACCAAGCCGGTGGAGATCATCCCCAGTTTGAAGATTGTCAATGAGAAGAAGCAAAGTACTCTCTTCGTCAACCAAAATGATGCCACCCTCAAGTGGGCGTACAAAGCTGGTGACGGTGTGATGCCTCGCGCTGAGGAAATCAAGAACTCAAAAGGTGATGTGCTTGCTCTGGATTGGGCTGAGGTCGAGAAGTTCCGTATGGACAAAGTCGACGAGCTGAACCAGCGCATCATGGCAAGCGCCGGTGAAACCAGCGCAAACCAACTCCTTGGGGCTCCGACCAACAACGACGGCAGCTGGCAGAAGGCGTATGAAGCTCCAGCCAACACTTTTGGCGACGAGTCGGCTCAAGACACAAAACCGGCAGTTGGTGATTTGCCCTTCTAATCTCAAATTCTGAAAACGACAATATGCCAAGAGGAACCGCAAACCCCGAATTGACCAGCAGCGTGAGCAAGAAAGCAAACCAGCCGGTCCACATGAAGCACTACCAGAGCGAGCAGCAGTCGATTATTCGACAGTCTTGTCTGAAGAGTGCTGTTGCATTCGTGGCCCCTTTCGCAGGGAAGATCACGCTTACCGACGCAAACGGCGAGCCGAGTGCTGCCAGTCTGGTGTACTACCAAAAGCTCGTCCTGGAGACAGCTGAAATGTTCGAAGCGTTTGTAAATCGTCCGCATGAAGCTGAAACTGGTCAGGATTGACAAAGAGTCGGCTTACGACGAGTGGTTGAACTTCCGGATGAACGGTCTGGGGGCTTCTGAGATTGGTACGCTCATGGGTGTGAACAGTTTCAAGTCCCCGGCCGAACTCTACTACCAGAAGATTGGCCTGATCCCGCAGAAGGTGGAACCCAACATGCCAATGTTCATGGGTACCATCCTGGAACAGACCATCGCCAACATGTACGAACACTACGATGGCGACGAGCAGACGATGATCTCCAACTACACCGCCGGCGTCCGGGTACGTCAGCTGTACGAGCCCAAGGGTTACATCGTCAACGACCTGTTCCCGCACATGTTCTTCAGTCCGGACCGCCTGGTAACAACCAAGCAGATCCGGGCCCGGGGTGAGTCAATCAACCTGGAGAACGTGGACTCGATTGCCGAGATCAAGACCATCAGTGGATGGCATGCCAAGCAGTGGGAAGGTGGGATTCCGCCTTCCTACTACTTGCAGCTGCAGACCTACATGATGGGGCTCGGAGTCCCAAAGGGTGCGCTCGTTGTGCTCAAAGATGGTCGAGACTTCTCGATTCATGAGTACGAGGCGGATGAGGAAATCATCTCCAACATCATCTCCATCTCAGAAAACTTCTGGGAGCGGGTTTTGCTCGGCCGGCAGGCACTAGATGCCGGTGGTGACTACGAACAGTACGCGCCACCACCGGATGGTAGCGAGGCATACCGGGAGTACCTAGATCAGCGTTTCTGCAATCCGGAAGACAAGACGATTGCTTCCGCTCCGGAAGTGGACAGCCAGATCATGGAGTATCAGCGCCTGACTGGTGAAATTTCCGAGTTGGAAGATCAGCGCCGGTTCTGCTCGAACTTCATCAAGACTCACATGGGTGACTATTCACTTTTGGTCTCAGACATGGCCAAAGTGACCTGGCGCCCGAACAAGAACGGCACCCGCGTATTCAGGGTCAATTGAAAAAGAAAGCGGGGGATATCGAATGGTACAAGGAGATGTGGAATTCGCGAACATTACATCGTTGCGACGAGTGTGGTATGCGACTTCTACATTTCCATCCCGCCTTCATATCACATATTATAACGAAAGGGAGCTATCCGAGTTTGAGGCGACACAACGAAAACTGGATGCTCTACTGTTTCTCGTGTCACCAGAAATGGGAGTTTGGAGACAGGAAGGCGATGAAAACTTACCCCAAGGCGATGGAGATCGCTGAACGATTAAAAAGAGAGTATCATGAAAGTAATTAACCTGTTGATTACCAAGTCGCCTGTACTGATTGATAATTCTCTGGTAGTGCTGATGCTAATCGGCATAGCTTGGGCGTTCATCAAGGCGGTGGATCATGACGATGATTCGGATAATGGAGCACTGACATGACCATCGAAGAGATTGCTGCAATGCCGGGTACGTATCACCTGTTCGCCAGTGGGGAATGGGGTGTGTTTTGGGACTCAGATCAAGGGGAGTACACGATCGCTCGCTACTCCCACTCCGAAGTCACCACACCGATCCACCGTCACTGGACCGTGGGTAAGAAGTACTTCCACAACGTAGCAAAGCTCAGACAGATGATCCCGTTCTTTGAAGTGATGCTCGCAAAAGAGAAGCGGGCGAAAAACGAAAGAGAATTCCTGCCGCCGGAGCACAGCTCCTGATGGGAATTTTGACTCACACTTGGTGTAAGCCGGAATGAATACGGCCACGGGAAATCAGCATCTCCCATACCTGGGAGGACAAGGGTTCGAATCCCTTAGTGTGAGCAATGGGTAAGAGGTACCCAGCGGTCTTTCACCCAAGACTTTTGAACAATGGGTGGGTTGAGAAAGTACTACCTAAAGGTAACCGATGCGGAAAAAGGGTCCATGATTCAGGTTCCCCCGACGTAAGAATTGACGTTTTCAAGGAGGTAAGACTCCCCAGGGTTACAAAGAGGAAACCGGGAACAATCTACCCACTGGAATCTCAGGTGGGGCACATGAGTGAGTGGCGCAGCGGTAGCGCGATGGCGGACCTTCGGGAAGTATGCCATAGGACGTGGGTTCGAATCCCACCTCGCTCTCCGTGCCAGCTGCAACAGTAAGAATGACAGGCGTGTTGTAGTAGTGGCTGCCTGTACCCATACGCTACGGGTCGAACTGGGATAACCAATATCTCGAGGAAGCGTAAAAAATCGGGACAGTCGGGAAAGACCGGCAAACTGACCGGGTAGCTCAGTTGGTTAGAGCCTTTGGGTCGCAGGGTTCGAATCCCTGTCCCGGTCACAAAAACATACGGTACTTTCACTGAGAAGGTTAGTCGCTGGATTTGGCCACCAGCAGAAAGCAGCTACGTCGGAAGGCTGCAAAAACTCTCCCGTGTGTTTTTATCACCTTCCTGACGTCAGGAAAACGATAAAGAACAATGACACTATTCAAGATAACCACACTGCTACGTGACTTCGATCAAATTCACTGTGATTTACATGGAAAACGTATCAATGAGTTCTACGTGCTCGCCTCATCTGAGACCCAAGCAGTTGAGCAACTAGTTCTGGAATGGAACCGGTTGGGTCTCAGACACAATGGTCGTGCTGACATCATCGCCATCAACAACCTGGCCTGTCGCGCAGAGGACCAGAACGCCAAATACATTCTGGTGCAGCAACCCGCTGCCCAATTCACACCGGAGCCATTTTTCCCGGGTGACACAAACAAGCGTCCGTATGTAGAACCGTCAGCGCCCGTTGTGATTTTTGGGCGTCCTTCTCCACGTACTGAAGAGTTGTTAACTGAAGATCAACTGCGTGAGCATTTCAATCGCCCCGGTGTCTTGGTAACGAGAAATGCTACTGAGGGTGTCGATGTGTCCAAGCACTTTCCACTTTCTCTGAAGAAGAATGAAGAAGAGTAAACTGTTTCTCACCTACGCACTTGGTTTCCTCTACATCGCCCAGGGGGGAGTCATGTGGTTCCGCTGCGTAGCGTACCGGTACCACTAC